TTTTTGACGAATTTATGCCGTTCATCTAACAAATACCACTAAATATAGTATTTTATAGCTTATATTTTATATCAATATATTATATCGTATACGATAATTTTTATCCATAAAATAGCATAGTGTAGTTTTTAACTGATTGGCCAAAACGTATTTTTCAAAAATACTTCCACAAAATTATATAGTTTATTATGAAATTTTTGCCGTATTTTTGCCGGCAAATAAAAAAGAGGGGTACCGCTATGGTACCCCTTTCTTATTAATCTAATTCAACAAGGCGTTTCAATTCGCCGTTTACAAACCACATTTCACAACGTACGTTGTTATGGTCTGTGAGTGTTGCAGTATATAAACCGTCTTTCTTTGGGTTTACTTCTTCCGCGAACATATGAGTTTTGCCTTCAAATGTAAATGTTTTCATAATATTTCCTTTCCAACTGTCAACTAATAGTTTACTGTTGCAAGCCGTGCAACTCGGAGATAATCGGATCACCTACCATTTCGCAAATGTATAAAGCGCGCTGGCCCCTTTGAAATGCTTACCGTCAAAATGCGCTAGGCCTTGAAAGTCGCCAGCTTGATAACCTACCGTTTCATATACCTTGCCTGTTTCCAATACTGTAACGCCGCCCATTATGCGATGCGATTTGTTAAGATTGATTTTATATACATCAATCTTTTGTTCATCGGTATTTTCAACAACTGCGGTTCTATCGCTTTTTTCTATGGCTTCCTTTGGAATGTTCGGCGATTTATCCTTGATAGCGTTTTTTGTTATAACTGCCGCATCATGTAACGTTGGCGCCTGTGTATAATACGTTGCCACAGGTTCAGTATTTTCCTTATAGGAAATAACTTCCGTTGCTTCCTTCGGCGTGATTTTTAATGTATCCGCCATTTTGTGCGGGTTCTTCGCTATGGTCTGATTGATAATAACCGGTTCTTGTAGCTTTTTGATATGCATCATATTATAGACAAATAGGCCGGCAACTACCACCAGCAGCATAAGCAATGCTACTGTGATAACTGGTAAATATGCCCTTATGAATTGCTTGATAGTATCCATACAATACCCCCGTTAGATAGGCCAATTCAATACTAAATCCGCATCAAATTCCTTACCTTCAATGTTTTCAGTAAATGTATATTGCCACAAATTAGCGCCTTCATAATCGCATTGACTATTTAATTGTGCGCACCAAATAGCGCACCCGCCCAACTGGCTAATATCTAATACATTTACCAACCAGTCATAACTAGCATATAGGCCGGTATTTACGTAACCAGCTTGCCATAATTTATTGATGAATACGCTGCATATATTAGTTAGTTGCTGGTCTGTTGGCATGCCACGTTCTGCCTTGTAGTCGTCAGCATCTTCCATATCGAACCATACGCCCATTGGCAACTTATCCACAGTTAATCCGGCATCATTAAGTGTATTTAAAACGAATTCCGCTTCTTCTGCTGCGTGTTCTTCGTTCATAGCATAGGAATAATGGTATACACCAACTGACAAACCGGCATTAATAGCGCCGTTAATATTGTTATAGAATTCACTATCTAAATTGCCACGGCCATAACCGATGCGAATGATCGCGAAATCAAACCCATTAGCCTTTACCGCGCCCCAGTCAACTACGCCGTTATTTTCGCTTACGTCAATACCTCTCATGGTACCCCCTTATAATTTCACCTTGTTTTCAATTTTTGTTCGGATTAAATCAAGGAATTTACCTAGCATCGCATTTCCGCCGTCGCGTAGGTTTTCCATAATAGATAGGAATTCACAGGAACCCAAATATAACCAAACCAACGATACCGCGAATTGCTTTTGGCCGCTCATTTCATCGAATAATACGGCTGCCATTGTAGCCGCAATATACGTTAAAACTTTAAACACAAAACCTTTTCGCATGTATCGGCTAGAAATTAGGCCCTTTTCAAACGCCAACGGTATTGCGCGGTACTTTTCCCATACGGCTATTTGGTCTTTATCATATCCGTATTCATCAATTAACATTTGATAGGCAATAGCCGCCCATTTAGTGAAAAGGTCGATGAATACCAATAAAATAAACACGCCCAAAATCTGGACGTGTTTAATTCCAATTACCCATATAGCAACGGCCGCTGCACCACTTAATATTGCTTTTAGTACAAAACTATCTGTTAAAGAGTTCCAACCCTCAACAAAAAACTTCAAAATAAACTCCATTATGCGCCCCTTATTTAACCTTACCTAAACCATAAACGCTGCGCGCTATATTGGCTTTTCTCATATTGATTTTGTCTAATTGTTCCCTCTTTTGTTCGCCGCTCATACGTTCATTATTAATGATCGCTTTAGATGCTTTGTTTAAACCTTTTAAGCTATCACTTGCATTTTTGAGTTTTGCGAATTCTTTGGCATCGTATCCGTCTGGCCGTTGCCCTGTTAGCTTGAACGCGTTATGCAACTTTTCTTGTTCCTTATAATCATCATATACACGCTGCACGCTATTAGATGATTGATAAGGTGCCGCGGTAAACCCTCTTAACCCCGGCGCTTCGTACCATTTTTTAGATGCATTGTTTTCTTTTGCACCAGATGCCGCATCAATCGCACTTAAACCCAACCCAGCAAGTCCGCCGCCGTACCCTCTTATTGTATTATCTACAATATACGGAGAAACGTTGATTTTATCGCCTACGAATTTTGCAACTTCGCTTGTATTAGAGCCGTACTGTAGGCGTGCCGGTAAATTTTCTTGTGATTGTGGAATAATATTGCGTTGTCTGAATAAAGAGTAATTCGTCATAGCTTCAACAACCGGTATCATAGCCGTAGGCATAAAACTAGGTGCAAGGCTATCTATTACCCTATCGCCGAACCCCTTAAAGCCTACGCCTTTACGGTTGTTTTTGGCATCGTCAAAATACTGTAACATACGTTCAAACGATGTACCGAATAACACGCCAGCTTCAAATGGCTTAGGAACACGATACATATTTTCTTTGCCCGGAATGATCCAGAATGTATCTTTTTCCCATTGTGGCAACTCTTGGTAACGCTCATCGTCTTTATTCATGTACCATAACAAAACACTTGGTAACGTAATATATAGCATAGTTTTTACCGTCATACCGCGCGGGTCTTCTTTAAAAGCACGCGCCATTTTGTCGGCGCCTTGAATTGTAGCATTAAAGAAGGCTATAACTTGATTTGCCTTTTTAGTATGCGAACCTCTACGGCTGAAATCTAGCGTTATATCACGGCTTTCAAGCGCCGCTTCTCTTGCAGTTAAAGGCTTTCTATCTTTACCGAATAGGCGATTACCAACCCCAGTATAACCCTTTCGTGCATTATCGAATTCCGCCAACCGTGTTGCCATTTCTGTTGCTTCACTCATAGCGCGTAATACTTCAATAGGGTTTTTAATTAACTTAGTAACCTTACTTTCACGGCTCATAATATCGCGTAATTGGCCGCCTAAATAGTCGCGGTCTAGTGAAACCATTGCCGCGTGTGCTGCGCCAGATTTCATATATTCCCAGTATAAATCACCTTTTTTAAGGAATAGCGACAACCCTTTAAAAGTATCAAGAACAGGAATAAAACCGTGTTTTGAATAAATAGATGCACCTATCATATCGCGTACAGGGTTTCTCAAGATAAATTCTGGTGATAATGTAGCACCAGCGCGTAACCAGTTAGCCGGATATGATAAAATTTTGGCAACCATATTGGATTGGTCTTTATCTAACATGCGCATCGTTTGAATAAGTTCCGGCGTTGTTTCATACGTTACTTTTTCGCCGTTTTCCCAAACATTAAATGTATTATCTGTTGCCGCTTTGTTGCCGTTTACACGTTCCACTATTTGCCCTACGCCGTTTTTATCGGCAAGTTTTGCAAATGTACGCCCAACGTGATTACGTTCTACTGCGTTATAGAATTGGAACGTATTCTTTACGATACTTTCCAATGGATCTATAATATCGCGCGTACTGCCTTTAAAACGTTTTACCGGACTAGATACATCAATAAAACCCTTTCCGCCAGATAAGAACGATTGCATGCCAGCATCTGACATGTCGCGGAAAAATGGAATGTAATGCGGGTACATTTTGCGCATTGTATGATATGCCTTAGCCGTCAACATGCCTTCTTTAACTAACATTTGCAACATGTAATCTTGATATTTATATATTGCAACTGCCGCCTTTTGAAAACGTTCATTTCCGGCGTGCTTACCTAAAACGGCAGCATCTTCGGTATAATCAAACGTTGCTTTTTGTTTGTTCTTGTGCAAGTCTAAATCGTGCAAGGCTACAAGATATGCGGAGAATTCCTTATGTTCCTTTTCGCCTATACCTTTCAAAATATCTTTGAGTGATTTTATACCATGTTCCGGTGCGCCGTGTTCAATAAGCGTTTCAGCTTTACCAACCCAGCCACGCGCTAACCACGCTTGCATATATGGATTATCATCAAAGGCAATCTTTTCGCCTGTTTGGCGTTCGACTTCCTCAACTAAATCCTTCAACGGGTTCAATTCATCAACGGCTTTAGTGTATACATCATTTAATGCTTTTTTGATTACGTCTTTAGTATCGCCACGCTTAACCGCATCAATGGCTTGGCTAACTTTTCCCTTGCTTTCAAAAGAAATACTGCCCTTGATACGTTCCGCCCCGCCTTGACGGTGCCATTCATGAACCAGCTTCGATAATTTATTGGTTATACCGTTCAATTCTGGTTCTTTTGCGATTGCTTCCGTAAAGTGATTATAAAATTCTGGAAATTCATGTTTTGCTTTGGTGCGATCACTTACATAATCTTTGAAAAATTCTGCGTAACCTTCCCCGCGAATTCCTTCCATACCTAACTTGTTGTACGCTTTACCGAAACGGTCTTGAATAACGCCGTTAAATTCGGTATTGAACCGTGCATCTTTACTGAAACCGAAATAATTATCTACATAATGCCCTAATTCATGCATGATAACTGGAATTTCTCCATAATTACCGCTACGAATTACATCGGTTTTAGTGTTATACCAGCCGCGCACGTTAGGACGCCCCAAACGGCCACTTTTAACGCGTTGATTGAATAGGTTATTAACTGCATCAAGAATTTCCTTACGTGTTACGCTTCGGCCTAACCGTTGCACTTCATCAATGCCAGTATGTGGCGTATCATTACCCATTGCGCTATATTGTAGCGGTTCCGTAGGTCTAACACCTTTACTTTCTAAATAACGATTTGCCATTGCTTCGTTGCCGTCAAAGGCTTTTACAACTGCATCGCGTACTTGCTCATGCGTTGCATTGTCTAATAGCTGGCTAGGTTGCTGCGCGTATTTGCTCACGCCACCTTCTGCCGGTTCCGCTTGCATCAACTTCAATTCTTGCGTATCTGCAATTAGTTCGGCAGCACGATCACGGCGAACCGTTTCCATGTATTCGTTGTTCAATCGTTCAACTGGTACATCTAGGCTTTCAGATAATCGAACCTTCACCGCATCAATTTCCGTTTTGGAAATATCTGGCTTTGTGGCTTTGTTTAAATCTTTCAATATTTCCGTATTAGAATTTACTTTATTTTCTAATTCGGTATATCGTGGTTCAGATGCATCATTTTTTAATTCGTTTATGATAGTTTCTTTTGCTTTTTGCGGTAAATCGTCAAGTGCATTTCGTAGACTTTCGTTTGGTGCATCTTCTTCATACCTAAATTGAGTGTTTGCATCATTTTCAAGTGCTTTTTCTTCAAATTTAGGTTTTTCACCCTCTACAAAGTCAGTATTTATGCGGTCTTTCGGCTGAAATTCATTTATTTCGCCTGTACGGGCCGTTTCGCCTTCGCCTTGATAGTTTATACCTAAATCTTCGTTTTTAACCTGTTTTTTATCGGTATTTTCTACAAAACTGTTTAAATCGGTATGTGGTTCTTCGCCGCTTACTGGTTTTTCGTTTTCTATAAACTCATCTTTGAATGGTTGCTCATAGCTTCGATAATTAGGGTCTAGCGTATTATCTTTAAACGATGTATTATCACGTGGCCTATTTTCATATTTACCATAATTGCCGTCAAATGTTTCTTTTGCAATTTGCGCCCGAACATCATCATGTGCAACTGCTGGATTTGGTCGTTCGTAATTTTCCCGTACAATAACGGCCATTTCTTCCGGTGTTGCATCTGGTCTTGCGCGCATTGCTTTAAGTGCAGCGCTTTCGGTATTATGTAATTCCCATACGCTGAAATCAACTTGCGTGCGCCAGTCCCACGGATCTAACCCACGATTTTCTGCGAATTTCAATAAACCGTTTTCGCCGTTCAATCTATCGCCAGTAAATTGAACCAAACCACGGGAACCGTAGCCGTCGCCACTTGTAACCGTTGTATTAAAACTGCTTTCGGCTCCAATATTACCGGTTAGTGCAGCCGCTTCAACGTCGCTCAATCCATGTTGACGGTATCGGTTATATATATCCGCTTGAATGTTACCGGTTTCACCTTCAAATGCTTTACCGTTCAATGCATCATCTGAATATTCGCGTGGTTCTACAGTATTTGCCGGTTCTTCCGGTACTGGTACATCATCAAACGCATTATACATAACGCCTTCTTCAAGTTTTGGCGCATCTTTTGTAAAACGTTCGCCGATATCTTCAAAGGCGTTAGATGCCTTTTCTTTGATGTGTTCCGCTGCACGCCCTACACGTTCACCGATTGCGCCGCTTACCTTCTTAGGTGTTGCCCCGTGTATCATGGCAGCCGGTAAAAATACATCGCCCCATAAGTTAGTAGGGTTCATGGCTATATTTTTAGCAAATTCCCCCGGATCGTCAATCAAGCGTTCTACTGGCTCGGCCACCGGGTCTACTAAAAGATTTTTAGCAGTAGCTACATATTTATTCCCTAAAACTCCGTCAGGTGCCGTTCCGTCGTTTTCTGCGGCTGCATTAGAGTTATACATATCAACCGTATCACTTGCAATCGTAGGAGCGGCAAGTACGCCAGCAGCTATTCGCACCTGTGGTGGAACGTATGGCGTAATTGCCAGATATCCGGCCGGCTTACCAACTGCGGCATTATAGGTTTCAACGTGCGCTTTACCTAACCCCGGTGTAGCATATTCGTCGATAAACTCCCCGTTATCATCAAATTTAGAAAAGTTATCGCCATTAGCATCAATCGCATTAGCAGCACTTTTAGAATACTCATTACCTAAATTGTTTGATTTGTTTACTACATCATCTTTCCACGCCGTTAAGGTATTCCCTACATTGTCATTGATTTCCTTACCGGTTTTATCAATCCATTCAATATTGTTTTTAACGCCATTAGCAACATATTCGGCATTATTTTTAACGCTATCCCAAAATGTAGGCTTGGGCGCGTTGCCTACATCATAACCGTATTCGGTTGTAATATCTTCAAAGGCGTTGTTATTTCCAACTGCCTTGCCATATTGGCCTGTAATATCATCAAACGCACCCATAGTCTACCCCTTTATATTTAATAAGACTTTAACCACGATTTATATTGACCGTATCCGGCCGCATCAAGTTCCGCCGCTATCTGATCATCGCTCCAGCCTTGCGCTGAAAGTTCATTCATTCGCTTGGATACTGCTGCCTGTTCTTCGGCTGAATAAGTAGGTTGCCGTTTAACTGTTGGCGTTCCAGCAGCACCACCACCGCCAGCAGTAGGCGCACCACTTAACGCGCTTTGTAACTGCCCGTAATAAGGACTTTCAGTTTCCGCTTTATCTGGGTTAGATTTCACCCATGCGGTATGCTGCGCGGAAAGTGTACGTAATACTTGCGCATTATATCCGCTAGTGCCGGACTGTGTAGCCGTTGCCGGTTTAACATGAGTACCTACATATTTCATGCTGCCGTCTGTGCCAACAATATACGTTTTTCCGTCTGGCATAACTTTAATGTTTTTCGCCCCGAAATTACCGATATTTTTCATTTGGCCGTCTGGTGTCATAACAATAACTTGACCGTTCGCAAATTGTTTTGTTTCAACCTTGCCATAACCGCCCATATCTTGAATAGTACCGTCGCCCATGTTGTAACGTACAATATGGCCGTTTTGTGCGCTGCTAAACTTATAATCTGGTTTATCAAGTGCCGCAATACTGTTCAAGTTATTCATATCAATAGTACCAGCGCCAACTTTACCGGCTAGATAGTTATATCTTGCAACGGCTGGCGCCAACCCTTTAACCCGTTTTGTGTTATAGGTATCTACAACCGGGTTGCCGTCTTTATCCTGTGTAAATACAAGATTGTTCATGATTTGCTGGCGCATTGGTTCAAGCACTTTTTCTTGATATTCGTTGACTTGATGCATGTACATATTATTAACGTCAGTTTGATATTGTTCGCTGGCTAAACCTTGCGCGGTCTTAAAATCAAAACCGGCTTTAACTAGGGCCAACGTATTGGCCCCTAGTTGTTTACGTGCTTCGCTTGTTACACTTGCTTTATCTGGTATAGAGTATTGGCCCGGCGCTTTATCCGCATCGGCGTTACCATTTACGGCCGAATTGGGCGCCCCATGAAAAGGTGCGTTTTGTCTTTGTTGCATCATTTCTTGGTATGTTTGCGGTACCCCTGCATTAATACCAGTATTATTTAGATTTTGAAAATTCCATAACCCTGTGTTTTGTTGCGGTTGTGCTGGCGTTGCTGGCATTTGTGGTGCTTGCGCTGCCTGTGCTTGCAACTGCTTTTGTAGTGTAGGACTTGGCTCATTCATATAAGCGTTAAAGCGCTGATCCGTAACCGGATTACTTGGCGCATCTGTATTAGCTTGCATCGGTTGTGCTGGTGCAGCTGGATTTTGACCGCCCCATAAACCGATATTATTCTTTTGCATCAAGTTATTGGCAAATGTGTTATTGGAATTAGATAATAACTGATTAATTTGACCGGCGCTATTAGGTTGTTGCATACCCATTCCCGCCATGCGGTTATTATTATCCATAACTTGTAGCGCGTTCGGGTCTTGTTCCCCGCCAGCACCACCGCCACCGCCTAGCATTGCTTGATAGCCTTTAGCCATTTTGTTATTTTGCAATGCACCTAAACGATGTGAGAAATATTGACCAGCTAATTCGCCTAACGCCGCCCATGGTTCAAAATCTTTTACGTAGATAACGCCCATTGTGTTATTCCTCTACTTTCTTATTATCTTCGGTTGCTGCTTCTTCGGTTGCTTCCTCTACTGGTTCATCTTTCTTGCTGGATTTTTTAGTTGTTTTTTTAGCTGGCTTTTCTTCCGGTGCTTCTTCTGGCGCTTCTGCTGCTGCATCTGCAATAGCCTTCAATTCATCTTCATTGATGCCTTCGGCCATAATACCGTTAGCATAGAATAAATTATCGCCAGTACATTGCAATTCGTATACGTGTTCAGTATTGCCAGTTGCTTCGCTTAATGTTACCGGTTCATAAGCGTTAACCGTCATAATAACTTCGCCAACTACCAATTCACTAACTAATTTTAAACCTTCCGGAGTCAATACCTTTTCTGTGCCTGTGGTTGTTACGCCGAAAGATACAGTTTCAAGGCGATGTGTTTCTTTTTCGCCCATATCATGCAATGCAATTACATCATTAACCGCACCCAACGTGATAACAGTATCACCATTTACAAACGTTTCAATAACCTTTCCGCCTTCTGGTGTTGCAATTTCAGTACCCGCTACAAAACAAAAACCTTTCATAAGTCCTCCAAAGAAACCGCCGGAACCTTGCTTAACCATTGTTTGTGCTGGTTGTGCTAGTCCATAGCGTAATGACATAAATCTGTTAAGTAAATCTTCTTGATCCGCGTTATTTAACTGGCTCATAGAGTAGTAATCTTTGGCCGGTTGAATTGCCGCACTTTGTGTTGTTGCGCCTGTATTAATAGGGTTTTGCGCTAACCCTTCGCGTTGACCTACTAAACCCGCTGCGGTGCCGGCGTTATTCATCTGATTTGCATAACCTTGGTTCATTAGATTTGCTTGATTAATAATACCGTTTTGGTTGTTATTGTAGGTATTACCCCATAACCCCATTTTTGCACCGATACCGCTTAAATTATTATTAAGCGCTTGCGTATTAAGTGCCGCCGCTTGGCCTAAATCATTTGAATATTGTGCCGCAAGTGTATTAGATGCGTTCTTGCTAATATCATTTAATGCATTATCTGTAATAGATGAATTCACAATGCCGCGACTTGCTAGGCTAGAAACTGCATTGCCTACAGTTGCCTGTAAATCATTGTTTAATGCTTGCCGTCTAGCATCTGCATAGCCTGTAGGTAGTTGGCCGTTTGTAATGCTATCCATTGCGTTTTGATTATTAAGCAATGCGCCGTTATATTCGTTAGCCAGTTGGCTTGCGCCGTTGTTCATAGTATCAACGCTTGCCGCTAACTGATTTGCATACCGCGTGTTATCAGTTAAATTCTTGGCGCCGGCCGTTGTTACTTGGTTCTGTAACGCACCGATTGCATTTTGGTTGCCACGATTAGCGCCCAAATACGAATTATACATATTGCCGTATTCTGGCGTTATCACGTTATTCAAGGCCGCATCGCCCATACCTTGCAAGGTGTTGGCGCTTCGATTGGTGTTATTAATCCAATCCATTTGGCCTTGTAATAGTTGCTTTTCGTCGGTCGTTGCCGTAGGTAGTTTTGCATCAATGCTGCTTACCTTCGACTTTTTACCGCCGCCGCCAAATAATTGCAAGTCAAATTTAAACATGCTTTTCCTTTCTACAAAGTCGCTTCAAGGTGTTTACGCACCGTTTTCAACACTTTGTAATTAAACCCATTATAGGTATAGTCCATAGTTGGAACACGTTCCATATTCCACTTTTTAATGAAACCGCGCACGCTTCGATGTGTTGCCGTTACAATTACATCAAGATCATTCACCTTCATTACTTCAACGATGTACTTGCCTATAACTTTCATATCGCCGTATGTCTGCCAAATAGTAAAATACCGTTGGCCGTCATGTTCGTTGATAGTCCAGAACAAGAACCCAGCATTAGGGAACCATTTGAAATAGTAATTGTATTTGTCTTTGTAGTTGTTATTTTCATCAAAATAAAACCCTTCAAGACTAACACGTTCACCCGTGCGCCGTTCATAGTCTTTAATCATGCTTTCAAGGCTTTCAAGTTGCATCGTTAGTCCCCTATTCGTTCTATGCTAAATCTATTGCGATTGCTTCCGGCTTGTAATTGCCTGTCATAATATCCGCTAATAGTCAGTTTTAAACGCTGATTGCCATACCCTTGACCGATAATATTCATTACTATTTCAAGGTTTCTACTATCATTAATGCGTATTTCTCGACTATCGCGCGTGCTTCCGTCTATTGTGATACGATAATTTCCACTTGGGAAAAATACTGTGTTACGCCATTCTGAGCGATCACTTGCCGGTCTATCTACATAAATATTATTAAAAGCAACCGGATTATACTGCACCGAATACGTGCTACCGTTTTTAATAACTTTTAATGGTGTGTTTTCGTTTCCGATGCGTGCGTATAATTCGGTTCCATTAAATGGAACCTTAATATTTTGGCCGTTTGTTACTGCTGCATTTGCAGTTAATCCGAACCGGTAAATTTGACCGTTATATTCTAGTACTAGATTAGGCATATTATTCCACCTTTAACTTCGCGCCATTTGGGAACGTCAACGTATTGTTATTTTCAAACGTTGCGATGCGTTGCCATTCAGTCATACCTTTCGTATTTGTATCAAAACGAATAAATGCCGCGTTACTGTTAGCAAAATAAAGCTGAGTACCTAATACGCGGTCTTGGCTTGTATTCCACGGAAACATGGCCCCAATACCCCAATATGCAGTACCCCATATACGGTAGTTATTTAATTCACCGAATGTAAAGCCGCTATAACCAGCCTTGTTATTAGCAAGATAATCTAAATCAATCTGTTCATTGGAAAGGCCCGGAACCCTTAACGTACCCGTCATGGTATCGCCGGCCTTTTTAACGCACGTCGCAATGTTATCCGCCGTTGCGGCTGAATTGGCCCGCGTTGCGGTATCTGCGCTAACTGCATGCGTCGCGTTGGCTACTGTATCCGTTTTGCGATAATATGCATTACTTAATCCGTTTACTGTATCCGTGATAGTTTTTAGTGTACGGCTTGGGTTATTTGTAAAATTAGCATCACCAGCAATCTTTTTAATAGCTTCCGCCATTTGATTAAGAATATCTGTTAATGCATACGCTTTACCGTCAACCGTACGCGTACCAATTACGGCGTCTGTTGCGGTGTTTACGTTTGGATCATAATACTTGATTGACTTTACACGTGTTGCATCTGTAACGGCAATCGCTACCACTACGCGCAATATTTCTTTCCAATACGTGCCAGTATACACATACATTTTTTCATTTGTAGTATTGTAGTACATTTTATCCGTTGCCGCTGCTGGTGCATTTGGCTGGCGCATCGGTTCAAGCGTTGTACTGCCATAGGTTAGGCCGCCAGATGCGGAGCGCTCAACGTATAAGTACGACGTATTGTTGGCCGGTAGGCTCCATGCGCTTTGTTTACGGTTAATTGTTTGCGTATAATTAACTGCGCCGTAATCGTTGAAGCCGTCGGCGAATGATAACAATACAGGCGTTTGACTACCGTCAATCATTACGCTTAGGTTATCACCGGTTAAGAATGAGAATTCACCATTGCTTACTTTACCACTCAATACCCTGTTACGTAGGCCGCCAGTACCACCACCGCCACCGGTACCACCACCGTCGCCGGCTTTTAGTTCCATTTGCTGCGCAACGTTCAATAATTCATCGCGGTTTTTCTTAATACTGTCTTGTACAGTATCGCCCTGTGGCGTTATATCCAAAGGGTATTTTTCTTTATATGCCATGTTTAAACCTCTTCATACGTATAATCTAACTGGCGTAACGAAATAGCGCCCTTTTGAACATTGATTTTGAATTGTACATTACGATTTGCACCGCCGCCAATCTTATACGCCTTCGTGTATTCATTAACATTCATTAATGTTTTGGCAGCGTATAACTTTTCATTCGCATAGTATGTTTTGGTTGCCTTACTTGAAAAGTTAATTGGCTTAGGCTTCTTGTTAGAGATGCCAATAGTACCATGACCGGGAATAAGATTATGCGTTACAAAATTATAGTTCATAATCAACACAAATTGACGTGTTGCCAATCTGTTGCCGCTGATTATTGATGTTTGAATTTGTTTCGTATCGTCGGTATCTATTGTTTCATCAAGAATACCAATCTTATTGCCGTAGGCTATGTATACCTCTTTATCCACATTCACCGCCGCATTGATGCTATGCGTGAATTTTCTTGATGTGAAAACGCCCCTTCCGTCTTCATATCGTGGCAAGTAGTGATATATAAATACCGTTTCGCCGTTATATGGTTTAATCCAGATTTGCTTTCTACTGGATATATGCCATACTTCGCAATCTTTCGTTATGTACTTCAATAGATAAGAGTTGATATTCAAGCCAGTTTCAAACGGTTGTATTTCTGCATAGGTATTTGTAGGCATGAAAGACATGAACCCTTGATTACCTAAATAATAGCTGCGATCATCAACGCTTACCGTTGCACCACTACAATAACCGGTAGAGGATAACGGATACACAGTTAAATTCTGTGCATCTGGCGTGCCAATTACTTGATACACGCGCCCGTATTCTTTGTATACGATAATTGCACGTGATAAGAAATCAACTGCAATGATGCTGCCTTGGTCTTTATACCCTACGTCTACATACTGCGCGCTTGATGCATCGTTGCTGATATGGTTCCATGCGTTGTAGTCGCCAACTGCTGACCAATTCAACCGATGCGAATGAGTCGATGCAATTAGTACACGGCCGGAATGACTTGATACTATATCACATACAGGACTTTCAATAGTGGATAACTTACCAGCACCCGAAATAGCTTGTAATTTATCACCGCTGGCAATGAGAATATCACCACCGAACGCATGATATTTTGGCCGTTCGGTACCATTTAATGTGCCTAATAGTTTGTTACTACTGAAATCTGTTTCATACAAATTTCGGCCACTAGAAAAGTACCACTTATTACGGTACACATCATGATATAGCGTTTCTACTGGTAGTCCAAAATCATACAATACACGAATACCCGGAACGGTACGTAGTGCATTATCTGTTCTATCGAATTCGCATTGTTGCGCCTGTGTTAGCGCTTGCACGTCGATATTTTCCGGCGGGTTGCTCCAATCAAGGCCCAGCCGGAACCCGTTTGTAGTTGCCACCTGTTTAACGCCCATTATGCTATACCTCTTGCCGCCTTAATCTGTTCCGTTATGTAGTCAATGAATTGTTTATCATAAGCAGCATAATCCGTCATAAGTGATTTCTTTTTAACCATGAAAGATATAAGCTGCACCAAATACTGATGAAAGAATTCAGAAAACGGAATAGTATCGTCCATTTCGTCAACGTGATTTTTCCGTACGCTATAAAACACTTGATTGACCGTTTCCCCGTCGTACGTTTCAAATGTTCCATTAATGATGCGGATAGGATAACCACTCTTAGGAACGAACCCCATGAAATCGGACGGAACCGCTTTCAAATTTGGTATATCTGTATTCTTAACTACTTCGCGGTCTTTAATGCTAACTAGAATAGTAGTTAGCCAGTCAATGGCTGCGTTAATGTATTGGATATATTCCAACTGTTCATCTAATATTTCGTTAGACTCTACATTAACCAGCGTAATCAATTCGCTTACTACCATAATTCCAGTACCCTTCCGCTATTACGCTTTCATTATTGCCTAAACCGTCATTAATGGATTGCAACGCATTAACCATATTCGCCGTTACGCCGGATATATCAAGGTTCATAACCCTATATACGATGTAATCAACTAATAACGTTTCTAATTCTGCCGGTAGTCCGCTTTCATCTTCCAGCTTCTTATAGCCAGCAGTCATTATATAATCAACGGTTATTTTCTGCTCATGATCTGCATCAAATACTATCGTTTGTAAATTCAATACATGATAGGCCTGTACGTCCGCATCATCGGCTTTGACATTTAACACGCTGATACATTGACCGGGCAGCGTAATCCGTCCGGTGCCATTATCTTCATGAGTTGCCTGTGCCAAACTAGGGCAGTACTGACCGATAAGGGCATTTAATAGGTGATTACCTTCGTTGTAATATTCCAGTAAATGGTACGGTGTATATTGTTCCTGTGGTGTATCGCCTATTTGCATGAACGCCCTATTGATAACTTGTTTTACGTTCATATTTACCCCTCATAAGAATAAAGGCGGGTATTACCCCGCCTATCATATATTATTCTTTTACGCCACCAGTAATAACTTGAATTGTTCCGTAGTCTTTACCGTTGAATTTAGTTTTTTCAACTGCACCATAGAACGCAATACCGTTACCAGCAATGTTGCCGTAATCGTCTGTTTGTTCAATGTGTTTCGCTGGTCTTGCTACTGCGAAGCATGCCGCCTGTTTACCTAGTAACAAGTTATAGCATACGTTAGCGGAACTTGCGCCACCATTTGATAAACTAACGCGTTCATATTCATAAAGAATAACGCCGTCATATTCGCCTAACGCACCAGTAAAGATAGGGTTTTTAGAACCGCGTACATTTGCGTTTTGTTGCGCTGCCAACCATTTTGGATCATCTTTTAAATCACGTGCCGCCCACGGAGAAACAAGCATAATATATTTATCCATGCCGTCAACCTTAATTGGTTGTACTTTTGGCGCATGCATCATCGCTTTTCGTTTAGCGCGGGAAATGAGTGCGGTTGTTAATTTATCGTTTGCAGTAGTGCTGGAAACAGTATTGGCAGCGCTTGCATATACAGTTTCTGTTGGATTAGGCATGGTAGTAGTTAATTTAGTAATTAATTTGTTATCCAACCAATCAGAAAGCCATTGTTTTAACGCACCCTTGATTTCTTTCAACATGTCGTATTGTGTTTTTTGGTCGTCCGCTTCATAACGGGAAACCGCATTACGTACTAATTGCGTGTTTACTGTGAAATCGTAAATATTAAGTGCTTCTTCGTTACCCGCTAAAATTGCGCGGTTACCTTCAACGCCGGCGCCGCTAAGGTTCATCATCAAACCGAATACAACGCTATCGCCTTTTACGTTTGTTAAGTCTTTGTTTTGATGTACTACGTTGGAACCGTCCATTGCAGTAAACTTATCAAAATAGCTATCTTTTACGCCTTCATGCCATACTTTTTTAGCCCATACTTTAGGGACTAATGCCGCTGGGATATTAACTTGGTTTCTTTGGTCTGCCATATTTTACCTCTTATAATTCGTCAAAATATTTGCGTACATCGTCCGGCAATGCATCAAGATTGCCTGTTTGATACGCCTTCAAAATATCTTCTTCGCTTACCTTGTTAGGTGTAGGAACGCCACCGTTTAACGCGCCAGCTTTTGGCAACGTTGCGGCCACTTGTAACGGGTTATTCGTAACGTCGGTATTCGTTGCCCGTTCATTTTGCAGTTCATTCACAAACTTCCTAATTGTTTCAAAATCGGCATCGGTACCTTCTCCAATATCTACGCGGTAGAACGCATCATTGATAGGTTGTGCATCGCGCATTGTCATGCCATTTAGCTTTTCTAATCCGCGTTGATATAGTTCCCCGAAATTTGGTAATGATTTAATTTCATTTACGAAATTTAGATTTGTTTGTCTTTGTTGGTGTACTGCTAACTGTTGATTAGTGATCGTGTATTCTGCGTTAGCTTCAAAACGAATGAAATCGTTGTATTTGTTTACATCTTCAAACATAAGACTTTCTAAATCTTCCGCCGTTAAATTAAAGCGTTTCAATGCTTCACGGCGTACAAAGTCCCGAATATCAGATACTTCATTATCTGGCAATGTAATTGGCCTTTGTTGCGCTTCAAATTGTCTTGCGCGTTCCTCGGCCGCTTTACGTCTTGCGCGTTCCTGTGCAAGTGCCGCTTTTAGATTGTTATCGTTTGTATGGTTTTCTTCATGTTCCGGTTCTTCTTCATTAGTGTTCGGCGCCGCTGCATCTACTTCCGCATCATTCGCATCACTTTCCGCCGCATCATCTGTAGAGGGTTCATCTGGTGTTGCTTCTGGTGTATCCGTTTCTTCGGTATGATCTTCAACGTTCACGCCCGCGTTTTCTAAATCTTCCGGAGTGAAACCAGCATCTTCGATATTAACTAAATCTTTTTCCATATCCAATACTCCTCAGCCTTTTAACGTCATTGCCGGACGAATAAAGAAATATGGCAGTTTAACGCCGTTGCCGGGCGATAATGTATAAGCAAGCCTTTTAACGCCGTTACTTAGGGCGAAATGTATAAAAACGCCCCATTACGGAGCGTTTATTATTGTGTTGATAGTTTATATTACATAGTGCCTAAATCGTTCATAGGCGGCATAATTTGTGGTGCGTTTGGAATGTTTGGTTGTTTACCTTTCAAGGCTAACCGTTCCGCCATGATTTGTTGTGGTGAAATCTGTACGCCCAGCGTTTGTAAATACATACTCAATGCTTCCGCTGGCATATCATCAAGTGAACCACTTACGCGCAATTCTGGTAACGCTGGTTTTTCTGCCGCTTCTTGCATGCGTTTCTTAACCGTTTCTTTTTCTGGGAAATCCATGAAATCAAGGATAATATCCATAGGAATTTCAACGCCGCTTTTCTTAGCTTCCAATAATTGGTATAGGTTAGCGCGTCTTGCCGTTGCGCTTGCTTGGCTGGTGCTGATTACAATATCAAAATCAAAGGCGGATAGATCATATAGTACTTGCTTAATAGGATTACCTTCCGCATCACGCTGCGGCTGCCCAAATGCATCGGTTAAAACTTGTTCTTGCATAGGTTGATTTAAACCCGGTGTAATCTGAACAAATTCCTTTTGCCCGTCGTCGCCCATAATGCGCATCGCTTTTGCTTCGTTGTAGAATTGAGGAATTAAACCCGGTGCGTTTTTCTCACCCCATAATAATTTGACAATTTGGCGTTCTGCTTCTTTTGATTGCTCAAAGATACCAGCCGTCTGAACAGTTGTTACAGATTGGCGCAAGTCGATTGCCTTGCCACTCATACTGCCAACGCTACCGGATAGGCTTTCCGGAGTGATACCGCTGATAGAATAGAAATCATTGCTTGATTGTTGTTCAAGGGCCATATTAATATTGCTATCCATTGCCGGCGTGCCGTCCACGAATGATACGCCCGGCGGTAACCAGATATTCGCACCCGGTTTAGTGCTATTATTTTTAATATCGCGCTTATTCTGTTCGGTTAGTTGACCTTGCCAGAATTTAACGCCCAAAGACTGTTGATTTACAACGTGCATGCGTTGGCTTCGGTTTTTGTTCAATTCCCTTTGTGCATCTTTAATATCACGCACTACGCCAGCTGGTTCCAGTTCATCATCTACCAATTCGCCGGTATAGTAACAATATTCACGCACTAACGGAAATTTACCATGCTTATAAGGACTTTCGCCCTCTTCCAATAGAACACTATCGGCGAACGTTGCGTATCTGATTTTAGTATCTGGGATGCTAGTAGGCTTTTTACCCGTAGCCATTAATACAACAAATAACGGGTTAGCTTCATCAATTAAACCCTCTTTTGTCATGTATACGTTTTTCTTGCCGTATTCCTTATACCAGTACTGCACTACACGGATTTTATTATAGTTAGTGTTAAACCATAACGCTTCGCCGTCTACTGTTTCAATAACGCCGGCTTCCTGTTCGGTTTCATCATATCTGCTTTTTAATGCGTTGATTTCGTCAACCTTTTCCGGATAGATTTGCTTTAACTTAGCAGCGCTTTCCCAGCTATAACGGCCAACATATTGCGCGTCGCTTAAATCGTCTTTTTTGCATTCCGGATCTATAAAAGCATCAAACGGAGAAACCCGTTCAATTTGAATAGTACCGTCTAACTTCGTATAGTCGAATTCATACGATACCCAGTAATTGGCTAAACCACAAATAATCTTATCGCGGAAACATTTGCCCTTATTGCGTTGATAGTTCGCACGGTCTAAACAGTACTTTGTAATACCTTTAGCAACGCGGCTTATTCTATCATCTTCTTCGGAACGTGGTAAAAAGTCCGGTTCTGTTTCATTCTGCGATGCATAACCGCATAACAGATTAATAACCGGTCTAATTCTATTAATCGTAATTGCTGGCCGTCCAGCTTCGCGCATGTTCTTTAAATCGCCGTCTTGCCATTGTTTACCTTGCATAAATGCAAAATCTTCGGCAGCAGCCTTGCGCCATTCTGACGTGGCGGCCAATGCATTTTTTACATTCTGTTTTGCTTCGTATATATCAAAGGTTGTTTGTTCTATATCCATTATTCCACCATTTCAGAACCATAAATCATATCGTACATCTGTTCTAATTGCCATTGCGGCATTGCTTTTGCGAATTCCGCCAGTTGTGCATCTGTATATTTCGCCGGAATAATAACGCCTTTTTCTTCGCGTTCGCCATATTCCGATTTTAGAACCTTAAAGGCGTAATCACGCAACGCCCTTTCACTCATACGCCCCATGCGCTCACATCTCCTTCGCTATCATCAACATATTTATAACCGTCATTAAATGGCTTTTCTGGTTTAACTGATTTAACCGGTCTTGCCATACACATATAACGCACCGCATCATACGCATGATCTTCTTGTTTTGTATCTACATCTTCAACTTTGATTTTATCGTAGGTTAAAGCTGGCAGCGTTCGTATTAGGTGTACGCAATTACTGAATATCTTCAACTTGCCTTCTTTTAATCGTTGATGTACTTGCATAAGTCCGGCCAATCTATCGTTATCAGCACGCACCCAGTAAACGCCCTCAGTTGCGAATATTTCTGCAATCGTTGGGCCGTCATGGCCTGTACGCTGCCATATTGCCGGGTCTGCTACGCCTTGATAGTCTTTTAAATGTTCTATCTTTTGTGCTACTTCCCTTGCCGTTTCCTGTGTACCAGTATCCGGCATGCCAGGCTTGCAACCGTAAAACTCACCAGTAATATATAATACGTCGTCATAATCAACGGCAGCGGAATAAACTGCATATGGTTTCGTATAACCCCAGTCCATTGACCGGTATCGTTGCCAATGATGCGGAATTTCAAACGGTTCTATTACATGCTTATCATTTCTGAATTCTGTAAATACTTGACCTTCGAATATATTCCAATCGCCGTCTAAATACGCCTTACGTAGTTTTTCCGGTAATGTATTTAACGCATCTATATAACTTTGTGATAGATGCGGGTTATCGCTGGCCCTTGCTTGGATATATGCAATCTTATCGGCGAACGGCTGCATTTCCTTTGTAAAGTTTCTATCAATAAATAAATCCTTTACCCACATATGGCCCTTACCGCCCGGGTTAGTTGCTGCGATTAATTTCGTATCCGTGATACCAGTCCAACGTAAACGCATACGCAAAAAGTCGAATACATCGCGACTATTTAAAGTCAATTCATCAATAGCAATAGCAGCGAATTCACTAGATAAATATTTACTTGGCTTGTCTAGGTTACGGAAACAGATAACGCCGCCGCCTAATTCATCATTTAATGTGAATTCATGGTTGCTTTCCTTATAGCTTCCTAACCATTCCGGAAACTCCATTTTGATTTTGGATATTTGACGATCATCAAGACTTGGATAATCCTCACAAAACAACCCAACGCGTATGCCCTTAATTCCTGTTTTGATGAACCAATCAATAAGCAGCCATATCAAACCCCAGCGGAGTATATACGATTTACCACCACCAGCAGCGCCGCCATATAGTGTATATATGTTTTGCTTTACTGCGCGCAAAAATTCTTTTTGCTTAGGCGTTGGCCGTATTACATCGCGAAACAGATTTGTTTTACTCATCTGTATCACTCAATTCGTTATTATCTATAACCAACTTAACGGCGCTTTCTGTTGTGATTTCCTGTTGTATCTTATCGCGCCATTCTTTTGAACGTCGATTTTTAAGCCAGAAAATCATAGCCGTTGTATTACCTTCAAGTGCTGCTTTATAGAGTGCATTTTCAACTTGTATATCTGCTTCATCTTTCCCTATTTTTAGGGCGTTCGATATTTTGGGCGATTTCTTGCGCCATTCCCATAAGGTAGAAACAACAATATCCATATTGCTGGCAATCTGTTCATTTGTTAAGCCGTTACGTGCCCAACCTTGTAACAGTAAAATCTTTTCTTCTGCTTCCCAGTCCTTATATGTAGTTTTCGCCATTGTTTCACCCCCTATCGTAGTATGTTGTTATCTTTTGCTTTCATGCGCCCATGTGATCGCGTACAAATTCCGGCGAATTGTTTAGATGCGTGTTTGCTAGTGCAGTATGTTTGACATAATCCGTCATAATATATTTCATTGGCCGTACATTTGCCGCCTTTGTTATTAAGACATTTTGACTTTGTACATATGATATTCACTAGCTTTTCACCACCTTCACAAAACTTTTTGAAAAATTTTTAATTTCCCTATTGACTACTTGCGAAAACGCAAGTATAATTAAGCCATAAGATACATCAGAAAACGCAAGTATTCAAAAAGGAGAATTTAAAATGCTAACACTTAAAGATGTAAACACAAACAAAACATGGAAATTTGAAAACAAAACAGATGCTTCCGATTTCATCAGTACAATGAGTTTTGGTTTTGAATGGCAATTAATCGACAATAACACAAACGAAGTTATTGCTTGCCACTACTACGAATAACAAAATAAAGGCCGCCTACACAGGGCGGCTTTTTTAATTACTCAAAACCGAACACGCCGCACTAAAAGATCACTGGAAACTATGAAAGGTGATATCTCTTAAAACAAAAAAATGTGCATTATGTTCAGTTTTCAATAATCAAATGTTACTTTTATACAAAAAATGAGATATATCGCCGTGGATATACCTCATATTCTGATAGCTTTATTCATTTTTGTTGTATACTCTAAACCAATACCGATATGGATCACATGAAATTAGGTTTATTATGCTTATTGTTGTTGTGCTTGGTAGTACATATTTATATTTGATAGGATTGTTCTCAATGGCATTGTGTTTGTTTGAAAGGAATTCTTTTTTATCGGTATCGGTTTACAATACACAATAGGGGAACGGCCCAAAGTTCCCCATGTGCATCGTATATATAGGAGAATTACGCCAATGACCTTTTAAGCATCATTTGACAATATAATTATACTATATATGGCGTTTCCGTATTATTCCGATGTAGTTCGATGTAGTTCGACTTTAACCGACTTAGCAGTATACATGCTTGGATAATACGTATTGTGTAAAAATTTTCCTACATTAATAAGGCCTAGTGTTTTTAATTCGGCTGCTTGCGTTTTACCTAAATCGGTGAAACTTTTCGCATATTTCGCACTTTCGCCGTCGATATACTCACGCATTAATAATATATTGGTTTTCCCTGTGGTGCATTGATTGATGATTTCCGCCGCCGTTTCGCGTTCATCAATTAATGCGCCTATTTCTTTATGTACGGCATCGCGTTTACTTTCAAGGCGTACTATTTGACGGTCTAACCCGCCCGGCGTTCCGCCACCGCTTAAACGTTCCTTGCTATAATCAACGGCCCCAATCGTTGTTATATCGGATTGCAAATGCTTTAGATCTTCTTTCAATGATTTAATCTTCATTGAAATTAATTTAATCGGTTCTAGGTATTCTTTTCCTAATTCCCTGTATTCTTTATCCGTCATGTATTCCCCCGTATGGTTCATTATCTTAAATTCTTAACTGTTTCCCCTAACATGTTCAAATAATCTTGTAAATTAACTTTGATTGCATCGTTTACAAGCTGGATATTATCAGTTGTTACATAATGCGCCAGTAGCATTTTATACATAGCATCTTTTGTAGGTACTAAAACCGCTATTAATGCACTAATTACAAACGCAATGCATAACGCAATAACTTTCCCTTTATGTGGCTTAGACAATTCTCGTACTTCATCATCAGCAAGCCATATAGCAAAAAAGCCACATATCACAAGAGTTAGCATAATAAACAAGCCTTGATTAAGCACATCAATATTATGTAGTACCTCAATCAAGTACAAATACATCGGATCAATAATAGGCATTACACATTTCCCCTTTCTAACCGCATAATGTGGAAGCAAATAATACAAGCAAACTAATTGTTATTACCCCTGTTGCAAATTCTCCAAAATCTTCCTTTGTGTAACTCCAACAAACCAGCAATATTTGTAATACAACCACCAGCGAAAACAGAAAAATTTGATAATTTGACATACTCACCTCTTATAAAGGGGCGTTTATATTGCCCCTTATCCACTACATCGTAAATGCTGATACTAATTTAATTAATGCTATCACCAATGAAAACATCAATGCAGCATCAAATAATAATCTAATCATGGCTATTTACCTGTGCTGCCAATACCACCGGAACCGCGTTCCGTTTCGGTTAATTGCGCAACCTCTAACAATTTTAATGCGCCTACTGGTACAAGGATACCTTGAACCAATCTATCACCCTTTTGGATTAAATACGGCGTATCGCTGGTATTGTGTAGGATTGCTTTAATTTCGCCCCTATAATCCGCATCAATCACCCCGAATGAATTCGGAATAATTAACGGCGTTTTGCTCATGCTAGAACGTGGCGCCAGCATTAACATATAGCCTTTTGGAATTTCCATTGCTAGGCCTAGCGTGATATATTGCGTTTGATGCGGTTCTATTACCGCGCTTGCTGGCTGATAAAAATCCATTCCGGCAGCATCTACACTTCCGACTTTAGGCAATAATACACCCGGCATGCATCGCTTAATTTTAATAACGTCCGCATTATAACGTTTATAACCAAAGATACGTTTAATCCTGTTTAGTAGTTCCATTTATTGCCCTCATTTCAATAACGCTTCCAATACTTTATTTTTTCTATCCATAATCCGGATTTCTACCCGCGGATTTTCCTTATCAATACCAGCTATGCAGCTATTACCATATGAACATATCCATTTATCATCATCAATAACTTTGGCTTTTGTTAATATATCGCTTGTTGCTTGCAGTAATCCTATTAAATCCGGCCAACTTCTTTTATTTGGCAAATAATATTTACATTCAACAACTACAATGCCAGATATATGCAGTTTCTCGCCAGTCAGTTTCTTGCCAGCTAATTGCCATAAGCAATCATCTTCATAATTTTCGTATGCTTCCGACGGAATTATAATGCGCTTTCCATTCTTGAATACGATGCGCCCGCTATTCTTTTTTGTTGCTGGGCGGCCTTTTAACGTAATATCAATTACACTCATTCAAAGCCCTTTCCGCCAACAATACAATATTTTTCGGATATACCCAATAATAATCATCTGTATTGCTCCATGACGTCTGGCCGGATATAAAGCAATATACATTCCCATGTTCATATTTAGCAAAATAAAGTTTTAATTTTGTAAATGCAGTTTTTACTATAACTGGCGTATCAACTGGAACCGTTCCCCATTCCACGATACCCAGCAATGATGCAATAGAATATTTACGGGTATTAGGATTTAACCCCAGCACCTTGCATGGAATTCTTGGGGTATGATCGCGTATCTTAAAATTCCCGCCGTTTTCAATAAATGTAGGATTTACGAAAAACGCATAAACACCTTCGATTTTTATGTCTCTATAACCTTCGTTATACATTTCTTGTAATAACCATTTTTGCTCATTCTTCATCGTATAATTCCCCTTTTACAATAATTTCCTTCACTTGCTGCCGTACGTTGTAAATGTACGCTTCAACTGTTCCGTTAAATACTTCCATTACCATTTTGGAAAGCGCTTGCCGCAATCGTTTCGTTTTACCGTCCTTATGATATTTGTATTCAAGTGTAATCAAAAATCTATCTTGCGTTACTTTTGGTTTTAAAATCATGTTTTCAATAACCAGCGTTAATGCGCTGGATAGTTGTTCACATGTAAAAACTCTACCGTTCCCCATGTCTACCTTTACACTCATTTATTAATTCCCCTTTGATATTCATAGATAATTTTATTTTTAGTTTTTATTCTTTCAAGGTTCACCCCAGCAGCTAGCAAGCGATTTCTAACAAATGTATAGGATACGCCGTATATGCCAGCAATTTGTCGCACGCTCAAACCTTTTTCACGCAAGGCAACCAATGCATTTGCTTCAATTTCTGGGTATACCGGCTTTCGTTTTATTTCTTTCCTTAATCCTAGCGCGGCCAATGCTGCATCTGCGGTTTTCCTACTGTATATGCAAGCACCTAATGCGAACCAGTTTTCTATATAACTCAAGACATATCACCTCTTACTGCCATTTAATATATTGATCGCATCTCTTCAAAATGTCTCTCACTAATTCCAACGGAATACTTGACCTTACGTTATACCTATTAACACCAGTTATATTCAGCTTATTGAATTTGATAGTGTTCTTTATATCATCTTTCAATAACTTTAAATCAATATTGCTGGCAAATTTTGTAGGCTTTTTAATTGGGTAATCGTAGTTGTTGTAATAGGTTAGGTTTTCATAAGGCAAATCAAACCCTATTACATTTTTGATGTATTCCCATATCCGCCCATATGCTGGGTTTTCAATCACGAATACTTTAGGTTGATACCGCTCAATGATTTTCAATGTATTGTATATGCACATCTCACCATTGATACGTGTTAGGAATGACTTATCATATTTGAATTGGTAGTTTTCATAATCGATGTGATTTCGGATTGTGAATTTACTTCCTTGTTCGTACTCACCGAACAAATTTACAGTCATATCCTTTTCTTGTTTCCAACACGCATTACCGCCTTTCATCGCACTTGCTACACTCCAACTTTCACATGGTGGACTAGCTAGAATAACATCAGGTCTATCTAGCTTATCCAACTGTTCCCATAATGCGTTTGGTTTATGTAGCGTATTAACTGCAAGGTCTTGGTTGATACACGCATCACCGATGCCTATTGATGTGATCGTGTGTTGCCCCCCCCATATTCACGTTGTATTCATCTAAGCCTTGACGATAACACCCATTGCCATCATCAAACAACCCCCATATATGCACTTTCTTTTTTGCTCCTTCCTAATATTTACCTATACGCCGCTTGATGCGGTTATTACTATCCTTTACATATCCAAACACATCGCCCCGTATATCACGGCTTTCTATTTCTTTTTTTCTGCTAGTACTGTATTTGATGTAGGCCGCGCATGTACTATGGCAGCCTAACACCCTATACTCACACCCCTTACATGGTGATTTCATTTCTTTATTCCTTGTTTTCAAAAGGGTTAATATTTTCAAGAATAACAAACGATGTATTTTTATATCCGTTTTGTTCTTCCCATTCACGAAACGCCTTTGTTAATTTTTCTTGTAAAACGTCAATTTGTTTCAGTTCTACATGTAACAAATAATCTTCCGAATATTCTGCTATTTCATCATCAAGATCATAATCAATAATGTCATTGATAACACGCTCCGCATCAACAGTAGGAACATAATAATAAGGGTTTCCGACTCTAACTTTTGATACTTCCCTATCTGGATAAGTTTTCGCAAAATCATCAACCGCATCCGTTATGCTTTTTTGCGGATATCCTACATATTCTTCAAAACACCAAACCCATTCATTTTTATTTTTCACTAGCATTGTTGCCACCTCTTAGAACGGAATATTTTCATCGTTCCCCTTATCATCTGCAAAATTATCAAAGTTGCTTTCAGTTGCCATATCATTCAATGCGGATACACCAACGAAACCGGCGATTACTTCCGTTACATATTTCTTTTGGCCCTCTTGCGTTTCATAGCTTCTTTTTTGAATTCGGCCCTCTACAAATAATCGGTTTCCCTTTCTATAGTTGCCTACTGCTTCGCCCATTTTTCCCCATGCTACACAATTAACGAACGCCGTTTGTTCTTTCGTTTCATTTGTAGCGCTATCAATATATGTATTGCTGGCTGCAACTGTGAAAGTGGCAACCGCTCGGCCTGTTTGTGTATAACGTACTTCCGGATCACGTGCAAGATTTCCCAATAATTGAACACTATTCATATATAATTCCCTTTCTATTTTCTAATTCTATAGGGTAAATTCATTCATTTTGCCCTATCTACTATTTCGCCCTTATGATTTATCGTTAAGGCTTTAAAACTTCCATACAACGCATTTAAACGATTTTTTCCATTCTAAACAATTCATCAAGCGTTAAATTTGTTTGTAGTTCATCGTTAACGTTTTCTTGAATGGCAAGCATTTCCGTTAGCCTAAAATCAAATAACCCGCGTTCATGTTTCTTGTATGTTTCCGGTGATACACCGGCAATAGATGCCATGTCTGATTGTGTATACCTTAACAATTCCCTACATTCGATTAATTTTGGGAATAAATTATATTTCTTGTTCATTTCATCACCCCTAAAATCAACGTCTTTCCTTCTTCGGATATATCGGCTTTTTCAACCATGCTTTTAAGGTCTACGGCTTCGTACTTTTCGACTTCAACCAAATGGCCGTTATCTAGCATCTTAATTTCTGTATTTCGTGGCATGTTAAGTTCTGCACGTTTACGCGCTTCCATTAATAGGCCATTATTTTTGATGCTTGCCGCTATTTCCGTGTTCTTTTGTTCACGTGCTGCCAGTTGTTCATAAGCCTTACAAAATTGGCTCATTGCAGCGCTTTCGTTATAACTTTGGCTATTACGTGGATCGAAGAAACGCCACACAGTTTTTGCTGCTAACCTTGTGATACCTTCCAGTTCATCAATGCCCTTTTCATAGCCTACGCTGCTTGCCTTTTTTCTCACCACTTCCCATGCATCTTGCGCAATCAATCGTTCTTCCTTGCCGTTTACATATCCGGAAATTTCAGCCGCTTTTTTGCGAATGGTTGCAACAGCTGGAACGAATTCGCATGTATTGATGCATTGCTTGATTGCTTCCGCCAATGTTACGGGGTTTATATCCTCTAACATGTAGGCGTACATTTTAACTTTTGCACTATCGAATTTGTCATATATCAATAATTGGCCCGTAGCCTTCAACGTTTCCGGCTTCATTTGTTCCCCCTTCAACCGCATCAATAAGCGCGTTTAATTCTGCAACCTTTCTTTCTGTATCCGTCATGGCTGCCATTTCATTACTATTTAGGTATGTATCAAAATGGCTTGGCGCAAATAACGTTTTAGGCGTTAAATACTTTTCTAGCTTTGTACCTTTCCATTCACGGCATTTTTTATCAATCACCGTTTTAAAATCGTCAACCGTGTACCCTTCTTTTAAGCGTGATCGTATTGCTTGGATATATGGTTTTGTTGTTGGCTTGAATTTTGAACCGGTTTTAAGATTAAGATATTCGATAATGTCAATGTGAGATTTTTCCACATCGTCATGTGAAACATGACATATTGTTTCTTTTCTATTCTCTTCTTCTCTTATCTTATCTATTCTTATCTGTGTATCCAGATTGTATCCATTTTGTATACATTTTGTATCCATGCAGTCATTATCTGCACTCATCGGCATTTTTACCGGTTCATATACCTTGTTAATGAGTTCTACTTTTTGCGCTTCCGGTAATTCTGATTTTGAATACCTATCAGATTGAACATAGTTATGTATACGCCAATGGCGAATTACGATAACGCCAGTTTCAAAACCAATAACAAAACCTTTGGCAATAAGTAGTTTCAAATCATCTTCCTTACACCCCGTTATACGCATAATGCTTTTTGGCGATTGAATAAAGCCGTCATCATCTGCCCTTAGCAGCAAATGAAAGTATAAGCATTGTGTACTTTGTGGCATATCTAGAAAATTATCAGTATCAATAATTTTCTTAGACATCATTCGCCGTTCTGCCATTGTATTTTTGCGTTCCTTTCTTTTAAAACCTCCCGTATTTGTTTTGCATCGCTGCCATGTGCCTTTGTATGGCAATCTCTACATAGGCAAGCCAGATTACTTAAATTAGATAATCCGCCGTGCGATCTAAACTCTATATGATGTACTTCGGTTGCCATTGCACCACATAGAACGCATAGGCCTTCATCTCTTTCGTACGCCCATTTTCTGGTTCTGGCGTACAATACATTATCCTGTTTCTTTCGTTTGTTCATTGCCCCATTCCCTTACAAGTGAATTGATGTAATCGTTATCTTCAATCGGTATGTTTAATTGGCTGCACTCATCAACAAGCGCATCAATCAAACGCCGCATTTCATCGACTGTATAAACGCTGCTGCCATGATAGGCGCGAACGATTGTATAACCTTCCGTTTTAGCTGGGCCGGCATCTTCTGCGTGCCAGCCTAACCCGTGGCCGTGCCAAATTTCAATAAATCGGCCTACGGCATCGTTTTTAATTGGTAGATAGGTAAATGTACCGCTTTCAATCAAAACACGCTTATACACGTCATTTTTTGAAATATATGCGTTCTTTGAAAGTTCACGCGCTATCTTATCGCATAGAACCCATGCGTACGCGTTAGCGTTTAAAGAACGCTTTTTAGATTTCTTTGTTAGCGTTACCGTATATTCTGAATTTTCATCAATTTTATTGATTTCTTCATCTTTCGGCGCTGGAATTAGAATGTTATAACCTAACGTTTTAACAACCGCAATTCCTTTTGTTACCCATTTCATCAAATGCGGTCTCCAGCATCTTCATGTTCTAATGCTGCATCTTCATTGTCATATAACACGAACCCTTTAAAATCTTTGTTTTCAGTAGTCCGCTTTTTTAACCAATCAAGCGCCGCGATCATTTCGAATTGATCAAGTAATGCAAGTTTTGGTTTTTTAAATGTGCCAGCAATATACTTTGTAATTTCTGCCGGCGGTACGTTATTATCTTTTGCAAGTTTACAGAATTCATCATATCCGGCAACGTGTTTTTCTTTTGGTTTAGTCGCTGGCGCTGGTGCTGCATTGCCGCCCATTGTAAAACGCACGCTTCCTTTGTTATCAATAATGATTAACTTACTAATATTTCGATTTTCGTCATATTCAATTTCTTTAACTGTAAATCTTGCGTTTGATTTAGGTTTTCCGTCTTTCCCCGGATACCATTCGTTTTTTTGCAAATTGATATAAGTAAAAGGTGCGGAGTATAATTCCCTACCAATTCCCCAGTTAAAGCATGCACGCTTGAAACTGTCAGATGCTTGGCCTTTTTCCTTTTCGGTATTGCTTTCAGTACCTACATCGGACTTACCAACCCATTCGCCAGTATGTTCGTTAAAGATTGAAACTGTGCAGTATAATCTATCGCCAATGATCGTATGCTCACGTTTCCAATTTAATGCGCCTACAACTTCATCAAGCAGCCGCATGTCAACGCGTGCATCTTTATATAGCAGCACTACTGCGCCTACGTTTCCATTCTTTTCGTTTAGTGATTGAATACGGCAATCTATTTCATTCGCTTTTAGTGTTCTAAATTCCATGTTTCACCGCCTATTTAATATAGAAATTCATGTTTGTTCTAACTTCTGCACCTTCCACCACTTCACCAGCTTTAATCGCTTTTTTAATGGCAGTTTTATCGGCTTTAATTTCAACCTTTGTAAAGTCCGCTGGAATTACATCAAGGTTGATAATTTCAACACTTTCTGATTTTCTATAACCAGCTTTAAAGGTGCCAACTTCTAATTTTTCAATGCCTTTTTGTTTCATAGAATATTCGATATTGTTTTTTAAGGTTTCAATAGTGCTTTCCTTTGATTTTTTAACCTTGTTCAATCTATCCATTTCAGCCTTAATGCCTTGTATATCGGCTTCAACATTAATCATATATTTGGCCGTGTTTTCGATTTTTTCCTCAATGGATAAATCAAGCATTTCCAATGTGTTTTGGATTGCTTCGATTTCTTCCGGCGTTTCGGCTGCTTCAAGCATTGCGGATAGTTCCGCATAATCTTTGTTTAATGTATAAATGCTACTCATTTTTATTTATTCCCTTTCAAGAACGCAATAATTTCCGCTATGTCATTATTCGTTATAGTTGAACCCATTAAAGAACGATGTTCTCCCATAGTTATATAAATTATTTTGCCTTCATATATTGCGTATACATCATAAGTAAAAAGCGTTTCTTCACCTTTTTCATCGATTTTTCTAACGCTAAAACCGATAGAAATTTCTTTATCTGCTATTTTTTCACATAGTTCTGTGAACATTGCCGAAACTTCGGCTATTTGTTTTTTATTTAATTGCCAGTCAAAGTCCATTTTTTACACCTTGCCACCTTAACGCGCATATGATATTATGCGGTTAAGATGCTTTAATAACTCACTTTTCGCATCTGCCCTTTAGTAATTGCCGTTACTATTGGGCCTTTTTTAATTTATCAATATAGATGCCACTATATAGCAGCGTAATGCCTAATAGGCCTTGTAACATTGCTTCATAAAATGTTAATACGTCAATCTCTAATGATCCCGGCGTACCTAACAACAATACAAAACCCGCAATTTTCATAATGCTAGTCATTGACAAATCCCCCCGTAATCGCCAGTACATCGCTGGTGATTTTTTTTATACTATTTTTTAGTTTTGCATTTTCGGTTTCTAGCGCTTCACACTTCTTTTTTAATAATCTGTAATTGAATGTATTGTATTCGTCATTCACCATAACCAAACTGTGAATTTCTTCAACGCTAAACAACAAACCGGGTAGTTTTTCAATAGCATGTATAGTGCCATTATTTTTTAAGTTGTATACCGACGATTTAGAAACACCTAATACTTCGGCTACTTCCTCTACGGTATACGTTAGTTTCATAATTCGCTTCCTTTCATCAATTCCGACAAACCACAATTAAAGAAATGTGCGACCTTTACAAGGCTGCTAAGGCTTGGCGATTGTTCACCACTACGCCAACGGGAAATAACACTTTCGGAAATTCCCGTTTCTTTGGATAGTTTATAAGCGGTAACACCATTGCTATCCATGAGTTTAAAAACATTTTTTGTTACTGTTTTTATGGTTTACACCCCGCTTTCTAAAATGGTATACTTGCGATATAGCAAGTGATGATTTTCGACGCCACACTTGCTATATCAAAACTTCAAGACACTTACGATTTCATAAGTACCTTATGGCTATATTGTACTTCCGTTTTAGTAAGTAGTCTAGTAAACACTTTTTAAAAATGTTAAATAGTCTGTTTATATTTAGCGAGGTACATTATGCTATACAACAAAATCGAGGAATTAATGCGAAAAACAGGCGTATCAGCATATCAAATTTCAAAAGATACCAAAATTCCGCAAAGTGCATTTTCACGTTGGAAGAAAGGAGAAAGCAATCCTAGTTTAAAAAATATTAAAATATTATCGGAATATTTCGGTGTTCCAATAGGTTATTTTACTGACGGCGTAGAGGGAGCGCCTAAAGTCAAAAAGCAAGATAATTGTATTGATTTAAAGAAAATTACGGATAATGCTTTGATTTGTTATTATGGTGATCGCGAATTAACCGCATCACAAAAAGCTAAAATATCCAAAGTATTAAAAGCGGTATTAGACGATTAATATATTCAAGGGGAATTGTTAGCATGTTCAATATGTGTTCTTTTGTCTTAGATTTGATTAATTCGCACGGCTCAAACGAACCGCGCCACATAGCAAGTAATTTAAACATTAAAGTTATATATAAACCATTGCCGGCTTGCGTTAGCGGTATACAGATAAAACCGGAGATAAAAAAGGCTATTATTATAAATAGCCGGTTAAGTCGGCGCCAGCAGCGCATGGCGCTGGCTCATCAATTAGGGCATATATTTCTTCATAAGGATTATGATTTATTTAAGGAAATAGATGCGGATTTACGCATAAAGTTGGAACATGATGCGGATACATTCGCGCATATATTGTTAAATAAAGGGGTATACCATGAGTAAAAAAGATGCAATTAATGTAGCCTTTTATCAAAGTATTCTATACCTTATTATTGGTATGATATTAGGCCTTATGTCTTGGGAAGAACACCGATATATTTTATTGCTTTTAGTAGTTGCCTTAACTGTTGGCGCTCATTACATAGCAAGTTATTCATTAAAGGAATTAGACGATGCAATGCAATATAACCATAAGAAAAAAGGATAAAGGGTATCAATGTATCGTTTCATACAAGGACGGCAACTGCTGGCGCCAAAAATCGAAACAAGGTTTTGAAACACAAAAGGCGGCAAAAATTCACGCTCAAACGATCATTGATAAATTAAAAAAGACTATCACCGCAACCGATGATAGTCTTAGAAATATAACTCTTATTGATTTTTTTAATATTTATATGAAAGAGAATAAGCCGCGTACATTTAATACATTACAGGCCTATACACGTACATTTGATATATTCAAACCTATTTTTAATGAAAAAATAGCGAATATAACGCCATATCAAGTTAAAAGAGTATTGAATGATAGTTTATATTCAACTACCACAAAAAACCTTGCTTTGGGTACAATTCAGCGTTTATTCAGCTATGCGGCGAACCAATACAAAATAATTCCTACAAACGAATTAAAAACAATACCACGTTTTAAGGATAACGAACCTACAAAAATAAAGGTATTATCAGATACAGAAATAGAAACATTTTTAAAAGCATTAAAACCTAAAAATTATAAACACTATGTTATATTTTCTGTTGCTGCCTATACCGGCATGAGATATGGCGAAATTATCGGCCTTACTTGGGATAACGTTGATTTAGATAGTAATGCTATTAATGTAGTGCAGCAATTCGGGGCGATTGATTACAACAAATATGCCTTAAAACCGTTGAAATCTAAAAACAGTTATAGGCAACTACCTATACCGCCAATATTAACCAATATTTTGAAAGAATACAAAGAAACATGTTCGACTGAACGCCTTTTCAATAATAAAGTTAGTGGCAGCTGGGGCGCAACACGAATTATGAAAAGGTTCTTGCCAGATAATTCAATTCATGATCTACGCCATACATACGCAACTAAATTATTATCAAATGGCGTAGATATAAAAACGGTATCCGCCCTATTAGGTGATAGTATACAAACAGTATTAAATACATATGTTCATTTTTCAGATGATATGCGATTAAAGGCAGCCGAAAAAGTTGCCAATATTTTTGGTTAATTATTTTTGACGAATTTATGCCGTTCATCTAACAAATACCACTAAATATAGTATTTTATAGCTTATATTTTATATCAATATA